TCCAATTCCGGGTATCGCTCCGCGATGTCCGCAAACCACGTGCCCTTGTTTTTCTGTTCCTCCGCCGTCCGGCGTAGATAGATGAACTGCCACCGTTTTTTAATCCAGTCGCCGATGACCAGTTTTTTGGCACCGTAGGTTTTGCCGAGGCCGCGAGCGCCGATGACGAACATCCAAGGCGCGTGATAGGATAATACGCGCCCATAATCGTAATAATCGCCCTCACCTAGTAGCCTTTCCATAATATCCATTATATCATACGATAGTGACGGACCGGTAGATATACCGGTCCGTCGTTGTGTCAGAAGTTCGGCGGCGCGCTGGTGCCATCCCATACATTCAGGAGCGAATAGGCGGTATTGTAGCGTGTCCCGTATGGTCCGAACGGGGATGTATTGAGGATATTATTATACAGTTGTGCAAGTGATGAAGAATGCGGCACGTTCAGCGCGCCTGCCGGGCTTTGGTGATAAGCGCAAGTCCACAGTATCTGCATTTTCGCATCATCATACGTCTGCGGGTAGCTCTTGTAATCCTGTGCGAACTGATTACGCTGGCCTTGCCGTGATTCCGTGCGCCGCGCCCACGTCCGGAATGCCGCAACCTCGCTGCCGGTCATCGCTCTATCGAAGGTGCCGCCTGATTCCATGAGCGCGGCGATACTCGGCGCGGCGGCGGCAAACGCCTCATACCCCACAGCGTCCACCGCCCTCATCGCGTTCAGGACCTGCAAGCGGCGTCCGAAACTCCATTGCGCGATGCCGATACCCTGATTGTTTGATTCGACCGCATCCCAGCGTAATGATGATTCAACGGTACCGATGACATAGAGCGCGTATGAGCTTTTCCCGTCGCCCACGCTTGGCGTGCCTTGTCCCCGGTCGGCGTCCGGCTGACCTGTGCCGCCGCGATATACCCAAGTCTGGGCGCTTGCCTTATAGAAAATGGCCTGCGATGATGTCGTGCCCGAGCCGCTATGATATACGAGATTGTCGCCCTGCAATTGAATCCACGCGGAGATATCGCCGTCCACGTTCACGCCCGGATTATTGCCGCCTGTCGGATTATCGCCGGATTCCGACGGTTCCGGTAATGCCGTTGGATGAAGGTACCCGAGCAGCTGCGAACCCCTCATAAGCGGTAAGGTTTGGTGTACGGCGGGCGTCGGGTTTTGCGTCAACACGTCGATACCATCCCCGTGGATGCCACCCCATACAATGGCTACGTGACTGCCGGGGTAGTTTTGACTGCCGAACTTCCAGAACACGACATCGCCCATGCCGGGCGTATAATCGGCGTCTTTTTTTTCAAAAACGCGCCCCACGGCGGATGTGGTGGGGAACATGGTGTAATTGCCGTCCGCGTATCCTGTCGGGGTGATGCAATCGCCTAACGACAGATTGTAATTGTCCATGCAGTACTTTGCCCATAAGTCCCAGCATTGGGCACCGTAAGCCCCGTCCATGTCCCAATATTGGTTCTGGGTTCGCTCCAGCCATGCCTGTACGTCTACCATGATATTAGTATACCCCGTCCGGCGTACCGGACGGGGTATGTTTCACCTGGAACATGAGGATTCCAGATATTATCCATAAATAATACTATACCCCACGACGGTAAGCCGTGGGGTATGGGGGTCAGTGAGTATTGTCAGAGAGCGACAAAATATGACAACATTGCCGACAGACCCAGATTTGCCTGCGTTATGGGGTTCGGGCCCACTTGGTCTACGTACGGGTATCCTTTGGAGTCGATGCCGTAAAGAATATGTGCCGGCAAGGTATTCCCCGCCCCGACGAAAATAGCAAGCACTTCCCTAAGCGCTCCGGCTGGCCTGTATTGTGGTGGCACGGGCTGCTCTGCCGGATTTTGGCCTTTGCTCCAATTTGTCGCCGAGCCGGTTATGGTAACACGCAGTAAGACAAGCTTTGCGATGGGAGAGTAGTAGGCGTGGTAGTCAACCGTTGTTCCGTAGACATTTTCGGTAAAATGATATACATCGATAGGGTCGACTCCATTTTTCTTCAGCGACTCTAAAGACGAGTTTACTGTCGATATGCTGGAGGTGTTGGAGCTAATCCGGTTGTTAAGCGCTTGTGCGGTCCCCGCATATCCGCCCTGCTTGGTGAACGTCGTATCGGACTGCGCTTTGGTGTACACGTTCGCCGCGTCCGCCTTGCCGCCCACGGTATCAGACAGCGTGGACACCGTGCCCTGCAATGCCGTCAACGCCGTGTTTTCCGCCTTGCCGTTGATGGTGGACTTCAGGTTTTGCGCCGTGGGTACCGACGTGACGCCGAGCGCGTTGAAGTACGATTCCTGTTTGGCGATGTCGGTCTTGTTGTCCTGTGCAAGCTGTGCCGCGTTGTCGGCGGTTTTCTTTGCCTGCTGTGCCGCCGTGTTCGCGTTGTTCGCCGCCGCCGTCGCCGTGGTGGTGTTGGTTGCGTTGGTGTACATTTGATTGTCGATTTTCGTCATGGCGTCGGTGAAGTCACCGCGCCATGACGGGCGGTCGTTCGGGTTGTCGCCAAACGTAGGCAGATTATAATGCCCGGTATGCTGTGTGGTTGACATTGGTTTCTCCTTTTTTACTGTTATTTGGCAGAGCCGACGCGGACGATGCCGTTCGCGTCCTTGTACATGGAATCAAGCTCGGTCGCCGTCAATCCGAGCGTGTGGGGTTGCGCGGCGGTTTTATCGGCCTTGCCCGCAAGTCCCGAGGTGAGGGCGGAGGTGGTGGCGAAACCTCTCACGTCCGGGATGTCGGTTTTCTTGGCGATGGTGGTCGCCACGCCAAGAGGGGAATTACTGGTACCGTTACCGGTAAGGTCTGCGGTGTGCGCCACAGTCGTAAGCCCGCTCGCTACGCCCGACGCGATGTCATCCGCGTTTTTCTTGAGCTGGGTGTCGATTTTCTTCATGTCGCCGTTGTAGTCACCGAGCCATGTGGGACGGTCGGTGCCGGCGAACTGTGAGAGATTATAGTTTCCGGTATGGTTGGTTGCAGTCATGATGGTTACTCTTTCCTGTCGAAATTGTCGGCGGTCGGGTTGCGTTCGACATAGCGCGCATCGGCTTCGGATTGCGTGATGTACGCCATGTCGGCGGGCGGATTCTCGGGCATGGATTTCCCGTAGGGGAATTGGGTTCGGCCCGGAAAGTCGCCGGGCATGCAATTGTCCACGGCGGTTGCCTTCAGGTCATATTCGCGTGCCTTGAGCGATAGGCCGTCGTACTCCTGCGCGGTCAATTGCATGTTGTCATAGTCGCCCCAGAATAATCCGTGATTGCGCGCATTGTCGTACATGCCGCCAAGCACTTCTCCGAGCGGCTGTGTGGTGCCGTACACCGGGGAGGTTGCCACGCCCTGTTGTTCCATCTCATGGATCAGGGCCAGCATTTCCGCGCGCAAGTCGGACATGGCCTTGTTGATTTGCGCCACGGTATCCGCAAGCGCCTTGTCCACGGATGCTGCGAGGTCGGTGGTGGTCTCTTCCAGCTTGCTCAAATCGCATTGGAGGGTATCGAGATTATGGCGTAGGCATTCAATCAACTGCAACGTGGTCAGCCCATCCCGATACGTGAAAGGAACCGACGTGGGCACCCCGTCAGACAAGCGTTGCCGTGGAATCGGCGCGTTAATGGCAACCATGATTACTCCCATTCTCCGTAGTTATGGCAGTTACTGAAAATCGTATCATAAGACCCCCACACCTGCATGAAACACGGTTCGAGGCTTCGCACGATTTCCATGTCCACATTGATAATCGCCTGTCGGTACTCCTGTATCAGGCTCATGGCGGACTGGGAGCGGCCCGACGTGTGGGATTTGGTGCTCCCATCCGTAGCGTCGTGTTGCCATTCCGTGCTGGATGTACTATGGGACTGAGAAGAGGTGTCTTGCGTGCTATGGCTACTGCCGTCCGTATCCGCTTGCGCCTGATTGGCATGAGTCGCGTATCGGGCAAAATCACCTTGCACGCCGGTTGCGGGCACTTCCGAGTCGTAAGACTGGGACTTGGTGCTACTTGAGCTGGTGCCGTCCGAAGAGCTTCGGGTCGCACTATCCTGAGAGGCGCTGGTTTTGCCGCTGGACTGGGCTACGGTATTGGACAGGCTTTCACTGGCCATTTCCACAGTGACCAATGGGTCATATTTTAACGCCAGCGTCCTGTAGCGCTCATTAAAATATGGCATGATTTCCGCCATCGTCATCCCCAAGTAGAAGACGAATTGTTGCGCGGTTTCCTGACCAATCTCCCTAAGCGCGTAATGGCGGACGATCTTTTCATTCAACTCCGCGCGGTGAGATTCGTTGTAAATCGGGTAATAGTCGGCGCTGAGATGCAGTTCGGCGTCCGTGTCATATCCGAACGCAATGAGATTGCCCAATGTTTCCGTATATTCGCCGGGCGTTGCCATCGCATAGGCGCTAAAATCCTGTGTCACTACAATACACCTCCGATACCCGCGTCGTATGACGCGGGCATGTCGATATCGGTTGTACCGCTGGCGCTGGAATCCAGCGCGTTGGGCACTCCGGAGCTTTGCGCGTCCGCATACTCCACCCACACGTTCAGTTGCGGCCATAATCGGTTGATTTCCGTCGCCGCCGCCTGCCTTGCCTTGAGAAAACTCAAACGAAACACGTCTACCTTTTCATTGGCTTGCGCCACCTCGTCGGAGATGAGCCGCTCTTTTTTCTCGGTGCCGCTGGATTGGATGCCCAAGTAGCCCAATACCTCGTTGGTTACCTGCGCCTTCTGCTGGACGAACTTATCCAACAGGTAAGGTGTTGTGTTCGGCCACGGCTGGAACATGCTGCCGGGGTCCAGCGAATCGTATCCGATAATATAGTCCTGACCATCCTGCCGCTGTTGCAGCATGTTCTGCACGGTGAGCTTGGTACGCGGGTCGGCGGTGATGATGGTGGGAAGTTTCAGGCTCTCCAGATTCACGTCATACGCTTTGTCAATGTCGGCAAGGCGTCTCGCATACTGCCATAAGATATCCTTAAATGACATGCGCATGCGATTATCCCAAATCGGGATGCATTCATGGCCCGCCTTGAGCTGCTTGTAATGGTAGTTGACGCCAACCGGCTCGAAGCACGTCGGATTATTGTAGACGTTCAATCGGCCTTGATATCCGGCCTGTGTCACGAGGAACCGGCCTATACGTTTGTCCTCGAAAAACAACGCGCACCCGTATTCACACAGACACATTTCCAGCCATCGCTCATCCACGGTCGGCGGCAGCCCCCGCCAACTGAACCGGTTCAGTGCCAGTTCAGTCAACAGGTGATAGTACATTGCGTCAAGGTCGGCGGCGCGCGCCTTGGCGTAATTGCCGCGCGGATGCAACGCGCCGCCCCTACGATTCTGATTTTTCCTAGACCTGGACATGTCTCTAGCATAGCACTAGAATGAGATGCCTGGCAATGGGTCGTTATCCGCCCAATCGGTCACGCCGATATCATCCGGGTTGGTCCATATAGTAGCCCCGGACTCGAACACGCCTTTAATGGTCTGCCGATACTGCTCGGGCAAATCACCTCGCACGTAACACTCCTGCATCTGCCAGTAAGTGAATTTTGTCATACATTCCAGCGATTGCGGCGGCGTGATGAAACGTTGGATAAAATACCCGTAACGCAACATGTACTCTCCGACGCTCCGCAGAGCCGAGGGTGCGCACGTCTTAAATCGAACCAACACCCCGACAATACCGTTCGCGAGGTTAAAACCGTCTCCGCCGATGGCACCGGATGTGGTCGGGGGCGTTAATTGCATCTGCTGTACCTGTGCATTGATACCCGCAATGGTGTTTTGATAGTCTCCGAACGCGGAACGTTGCGCGTAATCCGCGTTCATATCCGCCATATTCTGGGCCAACTGGTTTGAAAGCGCCGTAGTCTGAGAGCCGTATGTGTTGGCCTGACTTGTTGTGGCCGCGTTGGTACTCAGCGAGTTCGCCGTGGAAAGTTGGGCGGCGGTATTGTTGATACTGCGGTTTGCTTCAGTGTTGACACCATTCATGACCGCACCGCCCAATGCCGATACCGCGCCCCCGACATTGCCCGAAGCGGCGTTGCCCGCCACCCCGACCACGCCGTTAACCACGTTATTCAGCTGTGCGAGGTCAGCTCGCTGATTGTTGATATACGTCGTGTTGTCCAGACTGGTGTTAAGCGAGGTTGCTTGTATCGCGTTATTGGCGTTGCGGTTGCCGATAGCGAGTTTGTTGGCTTGGGTATTGTACTGGTTTTGCATGGCCGTGGCCGCAAGAGACTGGCTGATGCCCATCTGCGCTTTTTGGTACGCCCAGTCAGCGGACTGTTGACTGTAGGCACGAGTGTAGGCACTGTTTGCCATTGCCAACTGAGCGCCATTGTTGACTATCACGAATTGAGGGAAATTGCTGATGCCAAACGCGGCGTCCAACATTTCCCCGCCATCAATGGGCAACCCATTGTTGTTATCAAGAGGAGCAATCTCGCTTGCACCCGCCTTATTGTACCCAACCGGGTAAAAGTTCAAGCGCGCGCCATTGGGCGCGTAATTATGCACCTCTCTAATAACCAGATTATCGCTTTGGATATCTTCGGGCTTATAGGTGATATTAGTGCCATTCAAGCAAGTGCATTCAACCGTGGAATAGGGGTAGCATTTGAGTTTTTTAAGGTTTTTATAACGTTCAGGGATATTAAAATTATCACGAAAATCATTAATGGTAATAATGTCTTCATATCTGCTGGGCGCATTTGTGGCCGACCGGGGGAAACGGTAGATACGATTATTTAACTCCGAAGGGAGTGTTTTCCCAAACAGCTTATCTACGACATAGCCGGATTGCTTGAGAAAGTCATCATCCAAAGAGGGTATCATGTACATGTTTACAATACCCTGTGTTATCCATGAAAAAGCAGAGCCCACTCCCATAAACACTTGGATAGACTGGATGTCCTTAAAGTACAGTATTTCAGCACCGTTAGCCATGTTCTCAAACAGAGAGCCGCCCGCAGTAGTGAGAGACGGTTTTTCCTGATTGCCCGCGTCCGCCGACAAATCTACCGTGCTCACGACTATTACGCCGTAATTCAGATTTTTCCCGTCCATGCCGATAAGAGACTTGTACTGTTGGTTTACCGTCACCATTTCGCTACCGGTGTCCAGCCCTTCGGGTAGTGCGAGATAACTGCGACCATAATCGGTCATCTGGTTTTCATTGGCAATGCCGATATGACCCCGCACCACATAGCATGAACCAAACCTAAGTACATGCTGGAACGACTGCCAAACGTCCAACTGTACAGTGAGCTGAGTAGTGTACGCATTGACGTAATCCACGTGGTTGATGAAATAATACCAATACCGTGGCGACTCCAAGTCGGGGTAATCGTTATACACCACGACATAGTTGTAGTTGGACGCCTCGTTAAATGGCAGTTCGACGCGCACAGGTTGGCCGAACATGTGCATGACTCCATGCACCCTGTCAATGCCGGGCCGTCGGTCAAACCATTCCTGTTGTTTCTGCGGTGATTCGAACCGGGCTAGGTCACGGTAACTACTATCCCACGGCACGTTACAGAGTTTCAGCGACGTGTTGGGCGTCCATTGAGCCCAGTTAAACGTCGCCTCTACGTTAGGGTTGATATCTCTCAGCATACTATCCCCTTTCATAAAGAAGGGAGTGTTTCACGTGAAACACTCCCTTTTATTATATCGCAGATTAGGCGACTGTCACAGTGCCCTGACCGCTGACACCGAACAGCGTGGCCGTCAGCCTGGTGGAACCGGCGGCCACTCCAGTGACCAGGCCGGTATTGTCCACCAGGGGTTCGCGTCATCAGTCATCATCCAACCTCCGGTATGACAAAGCCCGGAGCGCTCACGTGGCTTGCGCTCCGGGCCTTGTATTGCATCGCACCGTGAGAGAGGGTAGCCAGCCGGCTACCCTCTCATTATATCACTAGGATACTGTCACCTGCTTCTTGCCGGACACGCCGAACAGCGTGGCAACGATGTCGGACGTGCCTGCCTTGACGCCAGTCACCACACCGGACTCGGACACGGTGGCGTTGGCCGGGGTGTCGGATGTCCACGCGGCCTGCGCGGTCACGTCGGCGGTGCGCCCGTCAATCATGGTCGCCGTGGCGGTCGCCTGTGCCGTATGACCCACGGTCACACCCGAGGCATTGACGGCAATCGACGCGATGATGGACGGATTGAATCCGATGACGCCATCGCCGACCACCGGCACGTTCAGGGCGGCGGACACGGTGCCTGGCACTTCCGGCGTCGCCGGATTGGTATACAGGGCGGTAGCCGTAACCGGAATAGCGGTGTTCGGCTCGTCAAGACCGACCACCAGTACGCCGGTGGGCGAAATGTACGTGTAATCGCTCTTCGGCTTGGCGGTGTCGCCAATGCGATATTCGACGGCGTTCGAGCGGAACGTGGCCGTGCCATCGTTGGTAATGGTCGTATCGGCAGTGACCTGTACCGCGCCGCCACGCGCCACGTTCTCCGGCGTGGTCGTGCCACCGCCGTACATGGCGAGCTTGAGTTGGAAGGTCGGCGTCTTGGCCGTCGTACCGGTAGGCGTCACCACGTTCGCGGTGGAGCCCGCGCCCGTCCAGAACATGACGGCGGGGGCGAATCCGGACACCGAGATGATGTGCTGCACATGCAGATAATGGTTGACCGAATTGATATTGACCGGGTTGGTCTGCTGGGTCATCTCATTGATAACGGGAATGTCAATCAGGAACTTGTCCGTGGTGAGGATGGCTTGCACGCCATTCATACCGAACTTGTCCTGTGGAATGACGATAATCCGGTCGATGGTCGGCTCGGCGTCCGTGCGCTGGAACACCGTGGCGAGGCCCTGCACGTCAAGCGCGGACTTGACTTCGGGCGAACAGAACAGTACGAGTTCGTCCGGGCGGGCGAACGTCGGCATGTGACGCGCATTATACCGGGTGCTGACAAACTTCAGAGTGTCCGCCCATGCGCGAATCTGGCGCAGCATGTCGCGAGCGTCGGTTTCCGTCGAACCCATGTCATTGAGGTCATGCTCCATGTGGATACGCCAATAGCCGCCGAGTTTCGCATACTCAACGAACTGGTGGCACATGGCCTCAAACAAGTCAACCTCAGCCGCGTTGTAACAGGAGGTGAGAATCTGGGAAGTGAGCGAAGCCAGTCCATTTTCGGAAGTGAAGGCGCGCTGGAGCGTCTTATCATCCGTGGTCGCCGGATACCAGTGAGCAAAGTCCAGACGGTGATAAAGCGAATCCACGTCAATCTTCCACTTGCGGAAATTATCCGCGCCCAAGTATTCCGCATCAGGGTCATAGACCTGAGCGAGCGGCATGCCCACGGCGATTTCCTGCCACGTGTCGCCATACGCCTGAGATGCACGCTGAAACACGCTCAACGGGTTGTTCCAACGCCACGTGTTCACGTAGGTGCCGCCGATACGGTTCACCAACGCCGAGTAAAACTCGTTCTTCAGCTGAGTGGATGACATGAGGG